AGCAGATCCCGTTTTAACCGCAGCAGAAGAAAGATGTTTTACTTGTTGGTTCAGATTACAAAATTATTTGGATAGAAGCAAACTGGTTCCTAAACCAGCACCGAAATTACCATTAATTATAGATTCACTTTCTCCAGGAGAAATCATTTATAGTACTTCACCGATACCACACAAATTCAGACTAGGTCCAAACCCAGAAGGTTACGTTTCTATATCAGCAGATGGGGTTAGATCCGGCGGGTTCAAAATCTTAGAGGTTATAGATGGTTTCAGATTTAAAGTGGCAGACGAAGGCGCTCCACTTCCAGCTTCAACCTCTGCTTGGAGAGCTCAAAAAGCACAGGCAAGAAATCTTTTCGATGGTTATTACAACGGACAAGGAATTTCTATAGATCTAATTTGGTCCGGATCTAATCCAGTCACCAGTCCAACAACAAATAACTATGTTCAAACCGGTAGTTTCAGGGTTAGAGTAAACGATCTGGAAATCCTTTCCCCCTTTGGAGCAGGGATACAAAGCACTATAGGTTCATTCGTACCCTCTACTGACGACTGGCATGGGTTTGTTTTTAATTTCTCAAACATTTATAGACAATACTCTCTAAAGGTTTGGAGATTGACATACGATCCAGAAAATCCTATGGCACAAACCTCTGAGCTTAGTCTGGTGCATTCTCTAGATGGCGTGACCACTCAGGTATATACATTTGATATTCCGCCATTTATAGAGACAGATTATGATAGTCCTTTTTACGGAACAAATAACTTTTCATATAAAATTAAAACTTCCCCATTGTGGGCTACAAACTTCAGAATTTTCAAACAAATGCTAGAAGAAGAAAAACAATCCACGGTTCTCAACCAGAATATAGTGGCAGATGCACAGTTAGCAATCATTATTGATAATGCTAAACCAATTCTTAAATTGCCCAAGGTTGCTAGAAACAGATAACATTTATGCCAAGAAGAAAACCAAAAACTCCCAATCTTTCCAAAGAGCAAGAGCTTTCACTAAAAACAAAATTAGACGGAATAGTTCTCGCCGAAGAGATGCTTTCTGGCCTTTCTGCTCCTGATATTGAACCCATTAAAAACATTAGGGTAATGGATGTAGATAGCACCAAAACAGAAGTGGAAGGTGAAGCCAGAGCTATTCTCGAATCATTAGCAAGATTCTATAGTGGAACTGAAAATTTACCGGAAGACAATTACATCAAATTCAGACAGAAAATCGATGCGCTTAGCATTTCCACTATGGCTTTCCAGATAAGAACAGCACAGCATGCTATAAGCAAGCTCATAGAGGAAATTGACACTGGAAGGATAGAACCCAGACTATTTGAGGTTCTAGCACAGCTTCAGAATCAGATTATGCAGATGCCAAAAAACTTCTCCCAATATATGAGTCAAATGGAGAAGAATTATAAGCAGCTTAAATCTGAAGATGAAGAAATCAAAAAGGGAAATCCTTTAGAATTTGACGAAAATGGACAGCTCAAAAACACTCCAGAAAACGAAGAGGCACTAAAAGTCAGGGGAACAAAATCACTGATGGAAAATCTTCAATCTTTGATGAAGAACGGACCAATGGTCAAGGATGCAGAAATAGTAAAAGAATCGCCAAAAGACGATCTGATTAATCCAAGGGCTAAAGATGCCGGTGGTTTGGGTGATAATTATGGGGAGGAAGAAGACTCCGGATTCGAAATGGACGATGATCTTTTTAATTAATCCTTTGTATGGCAGACATTAAAGAAAAAGGAGCAGCTAGCGTCTGGTCCACCGAAAGAGTAGACAATCTTCTCAGAATGGCAGAAGATATGGGTATTGACTATAAAGAAGTTGATAATCCCTTTCACGAGAACGAGCCAGAATTAAGGAGGGGAAACGTTATCTTTGAATACACAGAATGGGAATTACAAGAAATACAAAAATGTGCTGATGACGTAGTTTACTTTGCAAACAATTATTGTAGAGTAATGACCGACGATGGGATCAGGCAAATATTGCTCAGGGATTATCAGATCCAGATTTTAAATCAATACCAACACCACCGAAAAAACATTTTCGTTTCTCCAAGACAATCTGGTAAAACCATCACATCTTCTATTTTTCTCCTTTGGTACCTTCTCTTCAACTTTGAAAAAAACGCCATGATTATGGCAAACATCGGAGACACCGCAGCAGAATTAATGGACAAGATTAAGGTTATCGTAAGGGGCCTTCCATTTTTTCTGAAGCCTGGACTTATTGTTTTCAACGTCATGACAATGAAATTCGATAACGGATGTCGAATAATGGCTAAGACCACAACCAAAACATCTTCTATCGGTTACACGATTCACATGTTATACATGGACGAGTTTGCACACATTAACCCCAACTTTATCAATAGCTTTTTTAAGTCAGTTTACCCTACGATCTCTTCGTCACAGATTTCCAGAGTTATTATAACATCTACCCCAAATGGGTTGAATAAATTTTGGGAGATCTATAAAGGAGCAATCGACGGGGAAAATGAATTTAATCCCATTAGAGTGGAATGGTGGCAGATACCAGGAAGGGACGAAGAATGGAGAAAAAAAGAAATCGCTACCTTGGGGTCTGAGGAGGACTTTAATCAGGAGTATGGATGCCAATTTCTTTCCTCTTCTAGGCTTTTACTGGATTCTTCCACTCTTAAGAAATTGAAAACCAACGAGCAAACTTTTGTTCATCACGAGCTTTCTGCCTTTGAAAACAGCTATTTGGATTATTCAAACCTAATTTGGCACCCTAGATTTGATCCCACTTCAATTTTTGAGAAGGACGTTCAAAAGTTCTATGTCACCATCGATACTGCTGGCGGAGGAGGTGGAGACTACTCGGTAGTTAACATTTTTAAGGTGGCTCCTATGCCAATGAACGTTATACAGACTAAAAAATTCTTTGAGTCTGAAAGCGACTTCTTCTGTCTGCTCCAGGTTGGTCTTTTTAGATCTAATACTATTCCAATCGATGAACTTAAGGTTTTCTTAGAAATTCTCTTTGTGCACGTTCTGGGAACAGAAAACACTAGGATAGTTTTAGAATTAGATTACAAAGGAGAGATGCTTATGGATAAACTTCTGGACTCAGAAGAGATCTTTGAAGAGATGTTTGTTTATTCCAGACACTCGGAGGCTTCCGTAAGATTAAGACCGGGTGTTAAGTTAACGGTAAGAAACAAGGAAAAATATTGTTATGATCTTAAGATGCACACAAGGGCTAACAAAATTATTCCTTGTGAAAAAAATACAGTTCACGAGCTAAGCAATTTTGGACAGGGTGCAGGAGGAAGTTTTACAAGCCAAATTGGGAAAGATGATATTGCAATGACACTGGTAAATCTTAACTGTGTTTTTGATGCCACAGATTTTGAAGATTCTGTGTCAGAGCTCTATGATGTACTCCCAGAAAAATTCAAAAAAGCCATCGAAGAAAAACTTAAAGAAGGGTCAGAAGCAGGAACTCAAAAAAATAACGATCTTTCTAGCTATACATTTCTAAACGGTCTCCTTGATTCTTAGAAAAGAAATGATATATAGATAAAAAGAACCGAAGCATTAAGTGAGATCCTTCGATATATACAAATAAAATTTAAAGATGGCAAAAAAGGTTAAACTTGATCTATCACAATTTAAGGCATCTGGAGTTTACACTCTAGAATTTGACGCCTCAGAAAACATTATAATTAATCCACAGACTATCCGTTTAGTGGTTGGCTATTCAAACATTGGCCCTTTTAACACGCCAGTTTATTGTCCAGACTTAACCACTTTCCAAGCAGTTTTTGGAGGGATTGATTCAGCTCTAGAGAAAAAAGGCTCATTCTTCCACAGATCAGTTCAAACCTGTTTGACTACCGGACCAGTCTTTGCATTGAATTTAAGACTTCTAAACAACACAGTAGACGTAAACGGAGATCCAGATTTTGCCGCTGGAGCAGATGTTGCAAGATACCGAGCTTTTTCTGTTGACACCGAAGAGCCTAACGGAGCAAATGCAACAGGTGGATATTCAGATCCTTTAACTAAGCAGGATAAACTCCTTTCTTCTTACTACAACAAAGAGAAATTTTGGTTCCCTGATACAGATTATCTGTTAGCTACTGAAGACACTTCTGGAGCTCAGCCTGATTCTAGAAAATTATTTAGCATTGTTAACCTAGGACAAAGCCCAGTTTCTATCATCGTAAGAAAATCTCTTGATTCAAGATTCCCTCTAAGAGGCTTTGATATCACTGCAAGAGAATACTTTGGACCAGATAATGTTCCTTCTTTCATGAACCAATATGATTATCTTTCTGATTGGTTTATTGATGTTATCGCAGTAAGTGGTAACTGGACAGATTATCAAGCTTTAGCTAATGATCCAGTTTACAGCCCATACTTTACATCTAAAGGTCTTATTAAAGCTCAGATTGACAACTTCTTAGCAATCGATGGAGTTAATATCGTTTTAACAGTAACAGGAACTTTGATTCCCAACTTTATCGACGAAAACGGAACTTTAAGATACATCCAAACACTGATTAACAACCAGACACCTACTACAGGAGTTTTCTGTGCTGTTAACGAAGAAGCTTTAGACGATTTAATTGATAACTCTAGTGTGGTTGACTTAGTAGGTCACCACTTAGTAGACGAGATCGGATCGGATGCAGATATAACTTCTACTCCAAAAGCTTTAAACTTCCTGTCTTATTCTCAGAACCTTTTTGCAGATTACACCTACTTCAGAAATGTAGATGGCGCTACTGCAGGAACTGAAATAACAGACACAGGGGTTTCACCTAATACTGGATTAGACATTTTACCAGAAACCGGATCCCTACTTATAGATTCTATTTATAACACAACAGGAGATTCTGGTATACCAGTTTCAGATTTTGCAGCATACAATTCTTCTTCGAGAGACGGTGGAGCAATTTTCATCCAAACTGAATTTACTAACCCAACTTTTTACACCTCGCAACTTACAACTCTGGAAGAATTCACAAGTGTGACCCCTACTGCTCCAGCTCCAAAATGGGTTTTAGGTAAAGTCACTTCAAACCTTCCAACACCAGGATATTTAGGTTTCTATGTAGGCGATCTAGTAAAATTAAAAGTATTAGAAGCTAAATACGTTACTAATAACTCTCTTCCGGTAGGATATAGACAACAATTAAGGTTGAGGCTTTCTCACCCGTTAATTTCTTCAAGCCCATCCACAACTTACGTAGAACCTTGGTACGAAACTAACAAGAGCACAGTGGATGCCTATCAGATAGGTAATCCTGATTATTTTGACAGAGACGATGTTTTCTTCTCCCCGGATATTCCAGTAGGTGCAGACTCATATCTTGCTTACGAAAACTCTGCTATGTACAGAGACTGGGTGGCAGGAAATATCGGAGATGGCGACATAGATTGGTTAGACGATTCAGGATCTCTACTTCAGTATCTAAAATTTGAAGTTAATGTCGACAGAGACGGGTACAACATCCTAGTTTGCAGAGCTTTCCAAGATGACACATTCACTACTCCGGAAGCAATCGCTGCATATGACACAACTTACATCAGCTCTTTACCGATAGGAACTAATTTAACTTCTGGAGAATCTTTCAATATAGTTTCTACACTTGGAAATATCTCAGACTATGTAGATATTATCACACAGTTAGCTCCGAACGTAGTGGAACTCACAACTGCAGAAGCCAACTCTTCTGGTATTAAAGTAGGAGATCTTCTAGTTTCAACTGATGTTCAGATCTATGACAATCCTTTAACTGAAAATCTTCAGTCTAGATTAACTAGAGTTCTTGAAGTTAGAACAGTGGCTTCTTCGACTTCACCAGGGGTTAATACAATCCACGTTAAAACTGAAAGACCTATCCAGCTTTATCCTGGAGTAACTACAAGGGTTTGGAAATTCAAAAATATCCAAGAGTTTGTTACCTCTTTGAACTTCACGTATCTTCCAGGTTCAGACATTAAAGAGGCTTCTAAACCAAACGGAACAGATACCAGATTAAATCAAATCTTAGACGTTCTAGAAACAACAAACATTGGAAGAACCCTTGCTGATACTGATATTATCACTTTCAGATACATCGTTGACACTTTCGACGGGGGTATTCAACCAAACTCCAAATATCAGTTAACCAGACTAGCTAAAAACAGACAAAAATGCCTGGCTATCTGTAACGCACCTTCTATCAAGAAGTTCCAAGAGTCCATCGATCCAAGATTTACTTCTGCCCCTACTGCAACTGATCCAGCTCCAATTTTACAAGCTAGATACATCTCAGAAGGCGGTAACTTAAGTCTGAATCCATCCTTTACTTTCTCTTTACCTGACGAAGATTTGGGTGCTAAATTCTCTGGATTTTTCTCTCCGTTCTTGACGATTAGAGATAACGGTAAAAACTTAAATGTTCCACCAGCAGCTTACGTTTCAAACAACTTTATTCGTAAGTTTATTACTGGAGAACCTTACTCTATCGTAGCAGGGGTTAAAAGAGGTATCATTTCAGCCGGCAACTTAGTAGGTCTGGAATATGACTTCGATCTTCAGGACAGAGAATACCTTGAGCCTTTTGGTCTTAACCCGATCATTAGAAAGAGAGGAATTGGAGTGGTAATTTACGGTAACCAAACCAGCTACCAAAGAACTAACTCTGCATTCAACAATCTACACGTTAGAGATCTACTTATCACAATCGAAAGTGCTATTGAAGAAATCCTTGGTAACTACGTATTTGATTTCAACGAAGATTCGGTTAGACTTGAAATTAAGACCTTGGTTGACAACTATCTAACTGGCGTAAGATCTGTTGGAGGTATCTATAATTACTTAACAATTATGGACTCTTCAAACAATACACCAGCAATTATTGATCAGAACCTTGGAATTATCGATGTTATTATCGAACCTGCAAGAGGTATCAACAAGTTCATCAATAGAATGACAGTAACTAGAACAGGTGGAATTTCTTCCGGCGGATTCATTCAATTTTCTTAATCAATTTTTAAGTCAATAGAAAGAAGAAATATATAAAATAAACAGATGGCAGGATTACCACACTATACTAGTTCAAAAGCCTCGATAAACAAATTCGAACCGGTTTATCTGAACCAGTTTGAGGTGACTATTACACCACCTACGGCGGTAGTTCCGCCACAGGGAAATCCAGGAAACGGAAACATTCTTTTGGAACACGTTACTAGAGTTTCTGGATTACAAGTAGATCAGAACCCGGTCGAGATCACACAGCAATACAAATTTGCTAAAAGATATTACTCTGGCGCTGCTCCTGCTAGAACTGGCTTGGACGTTGATATAGAATTCGAGATAAACTTGGACGACAACAACTCCATGTACGTTTTCAAAATACTTAGACAGTGGTCAGATTTAATCTACAATCCATTAACTGGTGCTATGGGTCTAAAAACAAACTACACAGGTAACATTCTTATAAACGTTTTCAATAAAGAAGGGGACGTTTACAGAAGAATAAATCTTAGAGATTGTTTTCCTATGACAGCTATCAACGAGATGGCTTTAAATTACACTCAAACTGGGATATACAAACTGACCCTACAATGGGCAGTTGATTATTTTGATGACGTGTTTATATAATTAAATTAAGAAATGGCAGGATTACCACATTTTAGCTCATCGAAAGCAGCAGTTCAATTATACGAACCGGTATATTTGAACCAGTTCGAGGTCCTTATTCAACCACCAGTAGCGGTTTCTAATCCGCTAGGAAATGGAGGAAGAACTCTTTTGGTTGAAAACGTACTTTCTGTAACAGGTCTGGCAGTTGATAAAAACCCACAGCCTATGGAACAAAAGTACAAATTCTCTAAAAGAAGATATGCAGGCGGTGTGGTTGACGACACTGGTGTAAAAGTTAGAATAGAGTTTGAGACTAACCTGGACGACAACAACAGCAACTACGTGTTTAAAACCCTTAGACAATGGTCTGATCTTGTTTACAACCCATTAACTGGTGCTACAGGTATCAAATCTATTTATGCAGGGGGAACTTATATTCTAGTTTCTATCTTTAATAAACAAGGAGATGTATTCAGGAGAATTAAACTTGTTAACTGTTTCCCAGTAGATCAGATCAAATCAATGGATTTGGACTACACTAACGGAACCACACCATTTAAGATTTCTCTTTCATTTAGAGCAGATTATTTCGAAGACGTTTTTAATTAATAGAAAATTCGGAATAAAAGAATATATAGGCGGAGATCCAACCAGGTCTCCGCTTTATTTTTGAACTTTGAAAATAAAACGAATCTCTAAATACTACATGGACGACAGTTGTGACAAAAATCATAAAAGAACGAATAAGTTCAGTTTATCTAATTTTGGCAACATTCTTCAATCCATTTGGATTCGATCTACTTTTTGCTGCAGTGACAAAGTGGACAGGATCCTTTATAATCACAGATATTATCTTTTATTTCACGTCGGCATTCTTTTTTGGGCTTTATTTTTTAACCAGAAAACAAAGTGGGAATAAATAAAGAGAAATTGGAAACTCTCCGGTTTTTCTTTTCTAAAAGTTTTGTATGACTACAGAAGAACAAAGAATGTTAAACGAGCTTCGTAAAAAAGAAGCACAGTCCCGTATTGATTACGA